GTTTGACTTTAATTTCAATCGATTATGTTCTTTATCAGTTCTCTTTATATCTTTTTCAAGATATTCCAATTCATTTTTTGATCTTTTATTTTCCTTATATTGTTTCTTAGCAGCCTTAAAATCTTTTTTAAATTGACGACGCTCTGATCTATCCATTTTTTTCATAGCGGCATGTCTTTCGCCCCACTTCATACCTGGTACTCCGAAATGATATACATCATCACCTTGTTTTATTACCATGTAATTCATTTATTAAACCTCCTGTTAATAATTTATGATGCTTTCTTAGAATACCGATCAAGCATATCCTTTGCTATCTTAATAGATTGATATACTTTAGTCGCCGAGTTAGTATATTCGGTAATTGCATTAGCATTTTTCATAAGTTTATCTACTTTAGCCATTGTCGATCTACTATATATCTCTTGAGCTCTCAAATTCTTTATTTCTTTTGTCCATTTTACGCGATTTAAGGCCATACCTAACTCATTCGTAGATAAATTATTTCTATACCTGTAAACATCTTCGGCGGTCTCTAAATGATCTAATTCAGCCTTTGTAATTCCTTGCTTCTTATGACTTTCTTCCAGTCTTATTGTTTTTCTTCTATCTTTCTCAGCTTTTATGGCTTTACGTTTGGTCATGTAATCTTTAATCTTTGTAATGACGCCCCACTTCTGGCCTTTAATGCCATGGTGGTAAATATCATTACCTGGTTTAACTATCACATACATATTAAAAATCCTCCTGATAAGCCTTATAAGCAATATACGCATCAAGTAATGCGGCGACATTATCTATCTTTTGATCTGATCTTTTCTTGTACAATTTTTTATTGTTGTTACTATCCTTCAAGACTATACAATTCCCAATTGAATAGCTCATTATAGATTGGTCAAATAAGAGACATCCATCCTCTGATAATGCTTTTATTTCACCAAGAGGAACAGATTCAGTTTTTGCACCCTGTGGAACTTTCTCGATTCCATACTCACCATTCTCTCGAGCCCATCGCTCTATGAAGTTCTTAGCATTGTATGGATCATACCCAAGACATATAACCGCGTATTTTGAATTATCAATGTATTCTATAATGTCTTCATACACTTCCATCATATCAAGTACTGATCCATCCATAACTGTAAGAGTTCCTTCTTCAAGAAATTCTTCATACTTCATCTTCATTGCGGTGTTTGTTACGCTCAATCGTTTCATTGTTCTATCTGAAATATAAGCTTTTGCCTTTATTCCAAATTTACCATCTCTCAACGGGAATAAGAATGTAAAAGCACAAAAATCATCACCCTGAGACAAGTCGATACCTAATGCACAAGGTAAATTCCAATACTCTCTAGATCTACTACGTTTAGTTTCCTCATATGAAAAGTAATATGTGTAACCTTCAACTGCTATACCAAATCTTTTAGCCAGCATATCGTTTCTTGTTGCCGGAACCTTTTCGGCACGCTTAACCTCGGAGTGATATGTCTCATAATCCACTGTGTATCCAAGATTTGGGCTTGCTTTCAACCATTTATTTGGGTCCGCAACTTCTTTTATGTCATCTAGTTTATACCAGAATATTGAAACGTGAGGGTTTATATATTCACCTTTAAGGATGTCCATTAATTCCATCTTTATTGAGTCTCCAACACTGTTACGAACTGTACCTTCAGAACTGATAGCCAATATAAGCCAATCAGGAACCTTAGATGCTCCCTGCTCAAGTGCGCCTATAACATCCTCGTTTATATCTCCGGATAACCATTCGTCGACTGAAGCATACTTATATTGGAATCCCTGAAGTTTATCAACACTCATTGGTCTAGTCTCTAATAAAGAGTTAGTCATAAAGTTCTCGATTCCTTTTTTAGTCTTTGTTAATTTTACTCTATTTATTCGATTCCCATTTGTATTGTTTATGTTTCCTTCTGTTAAAAATTTAAAATCCACATCATAGTTTTTCAACATTTGTTCAATCATAACACTCATCTAAAGCCTCCTAAGAAGGGAACACAACTTTTTAATAATTGTTGAATGATACGCCGCACTATACTCACATATCTTAAGGGTATCCAGCTTTTTCAGCTCTGATTCTTCAATGCGTAAGTTTTCTGTTAAATGCAAAAAAAGCTCCTTTGTATTTGGCAAAGGAGGCACAGTATAAAGCTGATCGCATAAGGCCTTTTCTACTTCAGCAATCCGATAAAAGTAGTCTCCTTCTTGCAACAGACGGATACCAAGAGGAAATGCATCAGAAGGTATGTCGCGGTAAGTAAATGTCCCGAAAACTGTTTCAAACTTCTTTTTCTTTTTCTTCTCAAATGTGGCGGAAGTAACAGTATATATCGCTTCCGGAATCATCCCATAGAAGCTTAGAGCATATTCAAAGGAAATGTAGGAAGGACCGTAAATACTGCCCGCAAGCAGGTAAGCCGGAGTATGTCGGTCTGTTTCATAAATTCCTTTTTTTATAGGGAAGTACTCACCACTCTTAGCCATACGGGAGAGCTTAGACTTTGGAGAACCGTATTCACTTAATTCCTCTAGGAGCATTGCTGTTGTTTTTATCATATTTTCACCTCATAGTCTCATTATATGCAACTATCCGGTGAAAATAAAGTATTTTCCAATATTACAGATACAAAAAATAAATCCTAAGTTTATTTCCTTCTCCCGTTTTCATCAAAGTTTTTCTTCAATGCAATCTCTGTTGGAATCATCGCGCCAACTAAAGGAATCATCTGTATCATCGTGATCGTACCGCCAACCGTCCCTACTGTCTCTGTTCCTTTTCCAAACACAAGGGCTATCGCAATCACAGAGAGGGACACTGAAAGCAGTCCGTGCCCATGCCGACCTTTTCGATATGTAGTTTTACAAATATTGTAAGTCATTCTCAGCTTTCACTTTCGCCAAACTGTAGTAATATATTTCATAATCCCTCATACATAAATACTGATTTAACTATACTGTTTATCATAGTGAATAATCCACTTCCAAACTGTATTTCAAATCATAACTCTTTTGTATAATAGTATCTCTCCCCTGTATAAGGATATTCTTTCAATGCAAACACCTCTTTATAACCATGTTTTTCATAAAATTTCGGTGCTTGAAAATTAAAAGTATCCACAAATGAATACTTACAACCTCTATTTCTTGACTCATTTTCAGCCATTTCTAAGATCTTTGATCCTATTCCTTGTCCACGTAAATCATCACTGACATACAGATATTCAATCTCAAGCCAATTTCCAAAAGTCTCCGCTACCATTCCTGCCATTAAATTTCCCTCTTCATCTTCCAAATAAATATTAAGTGGTTCACTTTTAGACGGTTCTCTATTGGCTCTGTTATAAGCTCTGATTAGATTTGCCAGTTCTTGAGTTCTTTTCGATTCAATATTTTCTAATTTCCATTTCATATTTTATATGTCCCTTATTGTTTTCATAATTCGATTTTTTAAATTATAATTAACGGAGTTAGCAACCTGAAGTTGT